AAAGACAACCGCAATCGGCACAGTTGTAATCAACAACCAGGGAACAACCCTTACATACTATGTACAGGGAACTGCTGGTAAGATTAATACTCTTACAGTATCTGCCCCTGCTTCAGGTGCTGCTGGTACAAAGCAGGACATTACAGTAACTGCAACAGATACATTTGGTAACAAGGTATCAGGTAAGTCAATTACTGCAACAGTCTTTGCTGCTACAGCAACACTAGACACAGCAACAGCAACAACTGGTGCTACACTTTCAGACTTTGGAGTTGCAAAGTTTGTTGCAACACTTCCAGCAACTGGAACACGATCACTAATCACATTTGCTCCAACTACCGCTGCAGATGCAACAACTGCTGATGTAGTTGGTTTGCCTGCTCGTGCACTAGCACCATTTGCAGAAATCGCAGTTCGTGATCTAGTATCAGAACTTGCTGCTGAAAAGGCTGCAAAAGATGCAGCACTTGCTGCTAAGGCTGTGGCTGATGCTGCAGTTCTAAAGGCTGCTGCAGATGCAGTTGCTGCTAAGTCTGCTTCAGATGCTGCTCTTGCAGCAGAGAAGGCTGCTTCTGCAACCGCTCTTGCTAAAGCACTTGCTGATGCAAAGGTAGCATCAGATGCTGCTCTTGCTGCTAAGGATGCACAGATTGCTAAGTTAACAGCAGATAACGCTGCTGCACTTGCTTCTTTGAAGAAGTCATTCAATGCACTTGCTACAAAGTGGAACAAGAAGAATCCAAAGGCTAAGGTTACTTTAGTTAAGTAATTAGTCCAACACTAAAGGGGTTATCAATTGCGATAGCCCCTTTTTTGTGCAATAAAATGGTATAATCATCCTAACAGACATCATGTCTGCAAGGGGGAAAGGCAAATAAAACGCTTAACAAGAATAGTGACAGCCACTTTATTGGCCTTTGGATGGCTTCTAATAGCCCCTACAGAGGCCAATCCTAACGACCCCATATCAGTTGCTGCTCAAGAAATACAAGACCTTAAAGATAGCGTAGATGACCTGGGGTACAAAGATCAGTTTAACAGTCTTATTGATATAGCAGAAAATAAATATGACTCTGCCGTTGATGCTAAACAGGATAGGGACGATGCTTTTGCTGCACATACCAGTGCTGTCTCTGCAGAAGCCACGGCACTTGAAGAAAAAACCTTAGCCCAATCAGTAGTAGATGGACAAACCGTTACAGTGGCTACAGCCCTAACTAATAAGAATAACGCTCAAGATGCCCTTGATATAGCAAATATAAATCTATCTACAGCACAAACATCTATACAAGGCGGAGTAGGACTTGAATATACTGTTTATCATCTATTAAGAAATGGTAGCGTAGCGATACCTGGATCTGTTATATGTACTGGCACATGGAATTCAAGTTCAATGAATCTTCCAGTTTGCGGATACTATGAAAATATTATTGTTAAGTTTACTGGAGTAATTACGGTTCCTTCATACTGGACCTCTACATATTTTGCAGGATACACAGATGATGGATTTAGAATGTATGTTAACGGAAACCTTGCTGTTAATAACTGGGTAGAACAAGGAACAACATGGAGTCCCTATTCTCCAGTATATGATGTAAGCCAAGACAAGACTTTAGATGTAGAAATATGGTGGTATAACGGTGGAGGCCCAGGATCCTATCATCTTGGGTGGGCAATTCCTGGAGGCTGGACTGGAGCAGGCTGTGATTATACTGGTGGATGGGGGGTAGGATTTAGTTGTAATCTTAATACATTCTCTCATGGAACTCAGGCAACCCAAGAACAAATTAATGCATATAATTCTGCATTAGTAACACAACAATCAGCACAGGCAGTATACAATGATAAACTAAGTATTTATAATCAAGCAGTTTTAACACTGAACACATACAACCAAACCTTGACAACTAAAACTAACAACTATAATACTGCCGTAACAAACACAGCAACTGCACTACAGAACAAAGAAAATGCAGAAGATGAATATGATCAGTCAATAATTGATCTTAATAGTGCCATTGAAGATGCATGGGACTATTATTACGAGCAAGCACAAAGAGAACTTAATGCTGCTATTGCTCAAGCAGCAGCCAATGCTGCAGCCAATCAGCCTACCCCAGAGCCAACACCAGAACCAACAGAAGAACCCACACCAGAGCCTAGTCCAGAACCTTCTACAGAACCAACTGAAGAACCAACAGAAGAACCCACACCAGAGCCTTCTCCAGAGCCTACAGTGGATCCTACAGAGGAACCTACACCTGAACCTACCCCAGATGTTACACCAGAACCAGAGCCAACTGATGAGCCAGTTGTAGACCCAACTGAAGAGCCTACGCCAGAACCATCACCAGAGCCTGGACCAGAACCAGAGCCAGAAGAGAACCCTTGGACTGAGCCAGATGTAGAAATTGAAGATGAAGTTTTAGCAGCACTTGTTCCTGAGCAGGGAACAGGAACTACAGAAGATTTATCTGGAGTTATTGCTAACCTTACAAGCAAAGATAATAAGTTAGTTACTCTTTCCCCTGAACAAATCACGGCAGTTAGTCAAACCCTTAGAGCATTGACTCAAGAAGCAAAGCAAGAGGTTGCAGAAGACCTTGGTATCAAGGCTTCAGAAGTTGCACAAATTGCTGAGCAGATGAAGTCTAACCCAGCACTTGCAGAAGCATTCGTTGAGTTCACGGACAGATCAGAATCTGCAGGGGATACACCAATGCCCTTTACATTAGCAGATGCAGTAACAGAAGTACAAACAGAAGCATTCTTAGCAGACCCACTTGGAGCAGTCTTTGAAGTGGATGTTACAGAACTCCTATCCAATTTTTCTGAGTTGGGTATGGACATGACAGACGATCAGAGAGAAAAGGCCCAGGAAGTCATTATCCCAGTAATCATTGTTTCACAGATTGCAAATGTAATGATTGGGATGAGGAGGTAAAAATGAAAATAGTAACAAAGGTTGTGAAAGGATTCTTCACATGGCTTAAAGATGCAGGGGTGGAAGTAATTGCTCAAGCATTTACCCTCCTTGGATTCTTTATCGCATGGTTAACATTAACAGGATCAGCCAGAGATATTGTAGGTATTGCAGTTCTTGCAACAACAATAATTTGGCTAATTACAATACCAATAAGAAAGGAGAAATAAAATGGCAACTAAAAAAATAGTAGAAGCCCCTAAACGAGAGACCCCTCAAAAGGCAGTGGGTAATATTCTTATGAGAATTGTAGCGGTATTTGCAGCATCAGGACTATCAGTCTTGGGAGCAGGAGCCGTAGTAGGAATTGACACAGTTCAGGCAGTTATGCTTGCAGGACTCTTAGGCGTAGCCACAGTTATTGAAAGACTGGCAAGGGCTTTTTTGGACGATGGAAGGCTATCATTAGCAGAAATAAATGATGCCTTTAAGTCTGTAGACAAAAAGGCTAATTAGTCATTATTAACCTTGCTTGACAGCCCCTTCAGGTTGATGCTATACTTGACTATACCTATCTGGAGGGGCTTTCGCATGACCGTTATTGCTGTTTTAAAACATGAAGACAAAGTTTATATGGCTGGAGATCGTGGTGCATCAGATGATGGAACTATTCTAGCACTTGAAGCACCAAAAGTTTGGAAGACTGGTCCCTACCTAATTGGGTATGCGGGATCAATGGACGGAGAAAGAATTCGTCATAACTTTAAACCGACTGCTCCTACTCTTAAAGATACAGATAGATTTATGCATACAAAGTTTATTAAAGAACTGCGTGAATTTTACAATGAGTTCTGGGTTGACACATCTAAAGAAGGAGACCTTGGATTAATTATTGCAGTTCGTGGAAATATCTATGAACACAGTTCTGGAGATATGTCTTTATCTAAGTACATGCTTCCATATCTGGCTATGGGATCTGGGTCAGAGTATGCATATGGGGTTTTATATGCAACAGACAAACAAAAAAATGCAAGGAACAGAGTAGTCCAAGCAGTAAATGCTGCAATTAAATTTAACCCGTCATGCATGGGCCCAGTAGATGTTGTGAGTTTGTAATTGAAAATAAATTATAATAACGCTGCTCCAGTTGATTCTAAATTTTATCTTCACCCAGAAACATCTTATGAAATTGAGCCTTCAACATTATATTTTAAAAAAAATAAAACTTACTATCTAACATACGCAGAAGAACATGATCAAAAATTAGAAATAGATCCAAGAGTAGAATATAAACTAAATAATTTTGCACATAGGTGTGATGATTTTGCTGAAATTGACAAAGACAAAACAAATATTCTATTTGCTGGATGCTCAGCAACTTTTGGACATTCTTTGCCAGAAAAATATATTTGGACCAAAAAACTTTATAAAGCCTTGCCGTTTGAAAATAAAGGTCCTTTTCAATCAATAGGAATTCCTGGAGCAGGAATCGAAAAAATAGTCTCAAACATATTAAAATATTGCCACAAGTTTGGCAACCCAGATTATATATTTATTGCTCACGCAGATTTTTCTCGTGAAGTTGTTTATTTATCAGAAACAGATCAGTTTATAAATAAAATACATTTAGACTACGAGACTTATTCTTTAGAAGATAACAAAGATTTTTACCTAATGTTTAGGTTTCAGTTATTATATAGGTTGTTAGAAATTTATTGTGATTCTCACAACATAAAATTACTTTCATATTCTTGGGACTCTATTACTCTTGATAGAGTAAAGCCAATATTTCCAATAACATTTATTGACCAAAATAAAACCTTAGAACAGCATGCAAAATTATTTGATTATGATAGTGTAGATAGTCAAGACAAAGACTTCCTTGTTTCTGGAAGGGATGGACACCATCCAGGAATAATCCATCACGACATGGTATTTAATTTATTTTTATCTTCATTAAAAAGTTGACAAATTACCACACATAGGATACACTTATATCATGATAACAGAAGAAGATGGCCCAGAGTTTCAGATCTGGCTTGAAAATGGAATTGAGCGGGGATGGGTAACAGAACCGTTCTGTAATACTCATGATGGAGATCCATACATGAGTGAAGAAGAGCAGCAAGAATGGGAAGAGGGCGGAGACCCTTGCCAAGTAGTTTTAAAAATAAAAGAATAAATCAACCAACAGAAAAGGAATAAAATGAAAAAGATCGTAGCACTAGTAGCAGTATTGTTTTCAGTAGTAATGCCTATTCAGGCACACGGGTCAGAGCAAAAGTCTTTGGTAATTATTGATTCATATTTTGATTCAAGAGTTGTTTCAGGCTTAGTATCTTGCATTACTCCAAAGAACACGGCATGTGTTTACACAGCAAAGTTACCTTTGACAACATCGCTATCTAGCGACACAAACCATGGAAACGCAATGGTAGAAGTAGCAAAGAAACAAAATGCCTCAATTTCTATTATTGCTATTTCAGCATCAGGACCAAACACCCCAGTAAATGCTGGGCATTTTATTGATTCACTACGCTGGGTAGACAATAACTCTAGTAAGGTATCAGCAGTTTCTTTTTCTAGATTTTTTAATGGACGAGCAACATGTACACCTTCATCAACCAATACAGCACAGTATGGCGGAGTCATTGGGGCAGACCAAACAATTAAATCGCTAATTGGTTCATTAAAGTCTAAGGGTATCCCAGTATTTGCATCAACTGGAAACAAATTTGGAAAAAATATTGATTATCCAGCCTGTATTCTTGATACACAGGCCGTTAGTGTTGGAGCAATGAACAAGAGTGGTGTGTTAGTTTCTTCGTATGCGCTTGACACAAATACAGACTATCTAGCAACATCAGATGTCTACAACTATAATTCACCAGTTCTTGGTCTTATTGCGAACACAACATCTGCTGGTACGGTAGCAGTAGCAGCAACTTTTGTTACTACTAATCAGTTAACTGGTAAAGTTATTAATGTAAAGCCTTAAAAGGTTTTGGGGTGTAACTCAGATGGTAGAGTGCCGAACTGTTAATTCGGATGTCGCAGGATCGATGCCTGCCACCTCAGCAAATGGTATAATCATATTATGAAAAACGAAATGGGATTGCCTATATTGGAAAGATTTTTTGTAAAAAATATATCTACAAACTTCTTAAATGAATATTCGAATACTCCAAAAATAGATCCGTCCTATGGTGAAATAAAAAAGGAAAGATTTAGTCCTTCAGATCTAAAAGAATATTCTTTGATGTCCCATTATGATAAAAATAAAATATACTATAAATTAAATAAACACGGACATAGGTGTGAAGAGTTTGAAACACTAAATAAAAATAAAACTAATATTTTATTTGCAGGATGTTCTGTAACATTTGGAGAGGCATTGCCAGAAGGCTATACATGGGATAACCATGTATACAATAAAATAAAAAAAATAAATAGCAACATTGGACCATTTCATTCTTTGGGATATCCAGGAAATGGAACAGACCATATAGTAGACAACATTATTGGATATTGTAACAATTTTGGAAATCCAAACATTATTTATGTTCTTTTACCAGACTACGGAAGAATGAAGTATTGGGATAGCAACCTTCAATCTTTTGAGACTATCTATTCAAATAGTGAAATAGATTATTCTTTAAATCAAAAAGATTTGCACGACTTTCTTTTGGAATGTGTCAGGTCTATCCAGAGATTAGAATATTATTGTACTATAAATAACATATCTTTATTTTTAACAAGTTGGGATGCACCAACATCATATATTCTTTCTAAGTTAAATTTAAAATGTTTTATATCTTTGTATAATTCTGAAGAAAATCCACAACTCCTATACCCGCTAGACTATAAGACAGAAGTAGAGCCATACTCAGGGTGTGATTTTCTTTTTGATGCAGCAGATAGCCAGCATTATGGATTAATGGGGCAACTTTCTTTTGCAAAAACCATCTATGAAAAATCAAAAGAAACTGGTGTGATATAATGATAGCAAGGATTAAATTTTATATATGGAAAAAAAGAAATAAAAAGAAACTAAAAAGAAAGAAGTATGTCTATTGATAAATAATAAAGACGGTACATCACAAGTAAGTACATCATTGTTTAATGAAGATTATCCATACGGCATATCTAAAACTGGTAAAGACAGGCACTTAAGAATTGCTCTTTCTCCAGGTTTGCGTGAATTTGTTAACGACTCAGATAACTTTAGAAATGAATTAAATAAAAATAAAATACTTTTTGCTGGGTGCTCAATTACTGCTGGTGAATCCTTAAATCATAAAGAATCCTGGGCAAAAAAACTACATACAAGAATATCTATAGACGATAGTGTTGGTGGGTACTACAATGTAGCAGCATCTGGAATGAGTGTTACAGAGTGCATAGATCAAATTTTTAGATACTGTAGTGAATATGGAAACCCAAAGACAGTATTTTTAATGCTACCAGATCCTTGGAGAGATTTTAAGTATGCTCATGATGGCTGCATTGATAGTTTAAATACATTAATATATAGATGCTATTTTTACTTAGAGCAATATTGCTATTCAAATAACATAGAACTAATAACAACAACATGGTATAAGGATGCAACACTTATTGGAAGTGAAATGCTGCCAGAGAAAAAAGAAAAGTTTTATCCTGGAACTAAACAACTAAGGGCAGACTGGGGGGACCAACTTAATAAAAATGAGATCAACATTCTTGACGATTTGTTAAAAAATTTTAAATCATATAATATATATAGCGAAGAAAAAATGATAGAGTCTATATATAATTATGATAAATCAAAAAATAAACAAGATAAAAAGTACTCCTTAGTTGCGTCAGATGAAATTCATCCAGGAACATCATTTCATGATTTTTGGTCAGAATTTATGTATAGTAAATACTTGGAGACAAAATGATTAAAAAAATAAAAAAAATGATAATTATGTATAAGATTAAAAAAATGATGAAAAAGCCCAGAAAGTTTATTTATTAATGATAATCTTAGGAATTAACGAAACATCTCACGACGCATCAATATCTTTAATTAAAGATGGAGAAATACTTTTTGCAGGTCATGCAGAAAGATATAGCAAGAAAAAAAATGATTGGTACAACAACAAAAACATATATTTTGATATGCTTAACTATGGCACTCCAACACATGTAGCATATTATGAGCATCCCCAACTTAAAAGATCACGAATACTATTAAGAGGTGGATCCGCAGACTGGAAGCCCAATATTCCAATGGATCTTCCAATCAAATATTTTAATCATCACTATTCTCACGCCTGTGCTGGATATTATACTAGCAAATTTGACAATGCTGTTATTGTTGTTCTTGATGCTATTGGCGAATACAATACCTCCACAATTTGGGTAGGAGAAGGAAACAAGATAAGTCTAAAATATAAAAAAAACTATCCTGTATCTTTTGGATTATTCTACTCAGCATTTACTCAACTTATAGGATTGATGCCAAATCAAGAAGAATATATTATGATGGGTATGGCTGCATACGGAGACTGGAAGCGGTACTATAAAGAAGTTGACGAATATTTTCCAAAACACGACAAACAAAAATATAACTTTCACAAAGGTATTCACGATTGGGGAATGACAATAACAGAGCAAGATAGATTTGATATTGCTGCTGCAGTTCAGGTTGTATACGAGCAAAGACTAAACGAGTTTATGCATATGGCTTATACTTTGACTGGTAAGCAGAATCTTGTGTTTATGGGTGGATGTGCCTTAAATTCTTCAGCCAATACATTGCTGTGGAATATATTTAAAGATGTTTGGATTATGCCTAATCCTGGTGATGCTGGTAGTTCTTTGGGAGCAGCAGCAGCATTATACGGAAAGCACATTGACTGGAAGTCCCCATATCTTGGATATGATCTTGGTGGGGCATACCCCATTCAGAAAATTGTTGACGGTATATTAAAAGATGGAATCGTAGCAGTAGCATCAGGAAGAGCAGAGTATGGTCCACGAGCACTGGGAAACAGAAGCATACTTGCAGATCCAAGAGATCCAGACATTAAAGATAAGGTTAATAGTATAAAACAAAGAGAGTTGTTTAGACCATTTGCTCCAATAGTATTGGCAGAGCATGCACATAAATGGTTTGATATGGATTTTAAAAGTCCTTATATGCAATATACAGTTAAATGTTTGCAGCCTGAAAAGATACCGTCAGTAGTACACAAAGACGGAACATCAAGAGTTCAAACAGTAGCCAAAGAGCAGCACTATGGGCTTTATAGAGTTTTAAACAAATTCTATCTTAAGACTGGGGTGCCAGTACTTCTTAATACTAGTTTAAATATAAAGGGGCAGCCATTGTTAAATGATGAGGCAGATATATTAAATTGGGAAAAGACATACAATACAAAGATTGTAAGATAAAATGGCTTCAAAAACAAAAAACTATATAGATGGTTCTCCGTTCTGGGTTGATTCGGAAAATCTCTCATTTCCAGAACTAGAGCAGCAATCTTTTGTACCTCAAAAATGGGCAAGATATAACCTAGTTGAGCCAGAATATAGGTGGTTGCCAATCAGACCAATCAATAGATATGTCTCAAACTTATATCCTAGACCAGAATTATTATCAATTGATGGCAACACTGTAACCCTGCTACAAAGAACACATGCAGAAATATGGGTTCAGCCAAGGTCTGACGGAGCACTATATGCTTTAGATAAATGTCATCAAAGACAATTTTATCCTTCTCCAAAGAGAATAAAGTCTGAAGGCTGTTTTTTTGCAACATACAGATTTTATATGCCGTGGATACCAGGGTTTAAAACATCAATAAAGATAAATCAGGCAAGCACTATATTTTCTCCATTTGTTATTGAAGAAGATGTCATTGATTTTGTTCCACCGCAAGATAGCGATTCGTATGTAGATACACCTTTTGTAAATTTTAATATAAAAAAAGATGGAGAACATATGAGAGACCACAGATATGGTATCATTGAGATAGGATCTCCTATGTTTGAGATAGTACTAAATGTTTCAGATTTGAAGTTGATAGAGATAAAGGAGGAGTATGGACATGGAAGAGTTTGAAGATTATAAAGAACTTAAGTTTATTAGTAATCAGCCAGGATTGGTATCACCAGAGCCATCATATAAAAAAATTCCACAGTGGTACAGAGATTTAGGAAGACATGTTGACACAAATGATCTAGCAGCCCTTGGACCTATTAATGACAGGGGAGGAGATGGGTCTAATGTGTCTACAAAACTTTGTATGCCATTCATGGATGCAATGACACTTGGATATCAGTATTGCCTGGAGGACGACTTAACTGTTGAAATAGCAAAAGATGGGAAGCCAAAACTTTCTTGGAAAAAAGATTTTATGTTAATGGATAAAAGACCTTTTGTTGATATGGCAATTCCTCATGATGTCCATCCAATTCAGTTTGGCGTTAAGATGCAGTGGTTTTATGAAACACCACAGGATTACTCTTTGTTAATGACTATGCCACTAAACAGACCAGACCTACCGTTCTGGGTTCCTTCAGGATTGGTTGATGCCGATATATGGGGACTGCCAGTATTTCTTCCATTTTTTATCAAGAGAGATTTTGAGGGTACAATTCCAGAGGGTACTCCAATATCACAACTAATCCCAATTAAGAGAGAACCTTGGGATTTGGTAGTTGACACAACAGAAGAAACATATGATAAGCATGACCTTATATCAGAAAATAGAAGATCACACATTACCGCACATTATAAAAAGTTTGCCTGGAGAAAAAAGCAATATACAAAGCCAGGGAAAGTATAGTATAATAGGTATAGTCGAAAGGTAACACAAATGATTGCAAATAATGCTGGTGGTACGCCATCAAAGCCACACAAATTCTTTGAAAGACACCTAGATATAGATCTACCAAGCCTTCAAGAATTTTTAGAAGAAAAATATAAGTTAATTGAAACAGCACAACTTCGTGGTGTTGACACAATGGAAAATGATGATAAGTTCTGGATTGAGTCAGGAAGCCTATCAACGGTAAAGTGGAGAGAATACAATGTATTTCAACTATATCATACAGGACTTCACACTCTATACAAGGCATTGTCTGACACAGTAAAAGAAGCATGCGAATACTATGGTGTTAACTTTGAAGAGCAGCAGTATTATGTTCAGGGATGGTTTAATATTAATAATGCAGAGGTTGGAAAGTTAAACTGGCACGATCATGGCGGTCCATTTGCTCCCCACTTCCACGGATATTACTGTGTAAATGCAGAGCCTTCTATTACTCATTACAAACTATTTAATGATGATAGCCAGGTGGTAGATAATGTTAATAAGAATAATAGACTTATTGTTTCAGAGATGGGACATCCACATGCTATGGGCGATTGGGCTTGGAGTGGCTCAAGAATTACCGTTGCATATGATATTGAACCACTAGAGTCTTTAATTTCAAACAACATGACCATTGAGCAGCACTGGGTTCCTTTACTCTAAATGAGTACTATCCAAGTATTTGTTTACGGTTTTAAAAGCAAAGATCTTTCTGAATCAGTAAAGACTATGCTAGAAAATCAAAGTGGACAAAATGAAATATCTGTTGTAGTTTACGATCAAACAAACCTTAATCGCAATGAAAAGTTTAATGGGGTAGAGTATTCTCATTTGCAATGGGATGGCATGATTTCAAAGTTCAAATACTTAAAAGACAAGGTTTCGGAATGCAACAAGGATTATTTCTTGTACATTGATGGAGAGGTATTTCTTGAAAGAAACTGGGACCTAGAACTTGTAATGGGTCATGGCGGAAGAGATATTGTTATCTCTGGCAATCATGCAGTTGAATTTGATCAATCAGAGTACAAGTTCTACACATCATACAAGCATCACGAAATCAACACAACAACCAAAACAAATTGGATTGATAAAAATTTTATTTTTATGTCAACTGAAAGATTTAAGACTATGCCAAACATCTCTTTGTTAAAGCACTACGGTATAGAAGAGATATACTCTCTTTTTTGCTCCCTGAATAATGTAGAGGTTTATGCTTTAGCCACAGCGTGGTATAAAACAAATGGCAGCATATTTGATAATGACTTTATTCCGTTTTCACCAACAAGCAACTATAACCTTGTAATTGATACATTAAAGTCTTTGCCTAATAGACTATTTCCAGTACCAGTAAATGTTGGAGTGTTGAGCAACTTAGTGGGGTATGACTTTCAAAGACTGTCACCATTGCCATTTGAAAGAAATGATATAGACTATGATCCAACCATGAACCTGGACGCTATGGCATCAGAAAGATTTCACGGTTCTGGCAAAAGTATGTACTAGCAAATATGGTATAATTAATCGAGGAGAAAAAATGATAACGGAGCCTTTTATAATAGAAAACTTTATAACTCCAGAAGATGCTGAAACTCTTTTACAAGAACTGAGACATCCTTCTGAAGTTAATCCATACCCAGAATACTATAAGACAAGGTTTGGTGGAACTGGATACCCGTATAATGCTCGTGTTCTAGCAATACAAAAAAAGTATGCGCTATTATCAAATGATGTACATCAAAAGGCCAACCCAGAAGAAGAAAAAGAAATAAAAACCTTTAAATGCTTTGGTTCAACTTGGCTTCCTGGCGGTTATGGTCTTCCTCATGTAGATGATCAAGATCCAGAACCATTTATTGAATACAGCACATGTATCTATCTTGATGAAGACTTTGAGGGTGGAGAGATATTCTTCCCAAAGATTGGTTTTAACTATAAGCCTAAAAAGTATTCTGGAGTTTTCTTTTTAAGCAGAGGAGAAAGATGGGCACACGGAATTACACCATTGGAAAGTGGATCAAGGTCAACTCTACTTTACATGCATACGACACAACTACAACATGTTGACCCAGACTTGGATTAAAAATGACAGTTAATTTTAAAAATACAACATTTGCTATGCTTGAAAATCATCCAGATGAGAGCATGATTCAGTGGACTCACTGCACAAGAGATCACTATTTAAAATTTGAAGAAATGTTTAGAAAAAATGTTCTTTTCTTTGATCCATTTCTAGTTGATGGATTTTTTGAGAAATCAGACTTTGAAGAATTAAAAGGAATTTTAGAAGCAAAAGATATAAAAGATATTGCATATACAAAACAAATGAATAAATGGGAAGATGCAATTAAAATACCAGACTATTTTTTTGATAAAGCGGTAAAAAGAACTCAAGAAATACTTGGAACAGAAGATGTTGAATTAGGATATTATCTATACGCACATCATCAAATAACTGCAGAAGGTAGAAAACCATTCTTACAAGTTCATCTAGATTGGTCTCCAGGATGTTATATGGTAGATCTTCATATAGGTGGCAACCGTGATTGGGGATTTGTTGCACACGACAAGGAATTTATCACTAAGCCAAACGATGCGATTATTGTTCAGCCAGAATTAGACTTTCACTATAGACCAGCGTGGGGCTCCAGCGATCCATCTGAAAACTATAAGGCAGTATTTTTTCACCTAATAAGAAAAGACCATTGGAAAAATCTATATGGTAATGATTTTATTAGAGATAAAGATTTTCTTGCTTTTCAACAACAAAGACTAGCAATTTGGCAAGACCTGTATGTTAAGCATGTTAGGTCTATTCCTGGACTTCCTGAACCAGTATTTAGCACAGATGAAGGCTTGACAGAAGATGACAAGAGAGTGTATAATGTAGAGAAGAAAGAGGTCATGTGATGTTTAATTATGAAATTTTAGGTGATGGATTAGTTTACTACACAAACCTAATTGATGATCCGTATAAAATTATTTCTGATATTGAAGAAGTAAATGATATTGTTTCTAAAGCAATCGAAGATGGATCACACAATCCAGACAATAGCGTAGTAAAGCCTTGGCATAACTGGGACCACGATGACGGAAATATGAAGTTGCATTTTTGTAAGCAGAGATGGCTTCCAAGAACAGAAGATATGAGTTCAACAGATCCGTATTTTGCTCAGTATTCTTCTATATCTGACAGACTATTTAACGGTTTAGATACTGCATTTAAGCATTATTCACAAGAAGTTTATCCATACGCTGGTAGAAATTTAAAGGGTAAAGAAGATAATATGAGCATCCTTAAATATGAGGAATCAGGATATTTACCAGCACACACAGATCACGGAAGTAGTAGTAGAACATTATCTGTTGTTTTATACCTAAACGATGACTACGAAGGTGGGGTAATATCGTTTCCCCACATTGGCAAAGACGGTGTTTCTGTAAAGCCAAAAGCAGGAAGTGCAATATTCTTTCCATCTAACTATGTATTTGTTCATGAAATTAGCAGTGTAACAAAAGGAATTAGATATGCATTGCCAAATTGGTATCATAACATGATCAACAAAGTCTACACGGATGGAACGGAATAAAAATGGAAAATAAAAATGTTGCAGATATAAATGATGCTCGTGTAAAAAACACAGCAGAAACTGTTGAATATATTGCAGAACTATTGGCCACCAATGATGGAGTTATTAAAGCGGGCCAGCATATCATAGAAACTCTTCATTTAGAACTTGCTTTTATGTATGGAAAATATGAACAACTCTGTGCTGCTTATAAAAAACTTGCACAGGAATCAGGAAGCCAAGAGGCATTAACCGCTCACGACATGAGCCATATGTCTTTTGTAGAAACTAACAAGGAGGAAATGTAATGTCAGCAAAGGGTTCAGTAGAAGCAATCATTGAGGTTGCAAAGAAGGAAGTGGGCACAATTGAAGGCCCTAAAGACAACGAAACAAAATACGGCGCATGGATTAAGGTTAACTTCCAACCATGGTGCCAGTCATTTGTTTCTTGGTGTGCGTTTACTGCGGGAGTAAAATCATTCCCCAAATCTGCATCAACAGTAGCAGCATCAGATCAGTTTAAGAAGGAAGGCCGTTGGTCAGATGCTCGTAATGATGACCCAACCCCTGGAGACTGGATCTTTTTTGATTTCCCAGAAGATGGTGTAAATCGTATTTCTCATGTTGGTCTTTGTATTAAGAACAATGGTGACGGAACAATTCAAGTTATTGAAGGAAACACTTCAGGAACTGCAAAGGGAGACCAGCGCAACGGCGGAATGTGCGTAGAAAAGACCCGTGCATATGTAAAGAACAACAAGAAGAAGTTAGTTAACGCTGTTGTTGGCTGGGGCCGTCCAGTTTATACTGGTGAAGAAAATGTTCCACTACTAAATAAGATCGTTGCATCTGCAAATACCGCAGCACCAGTTAAGAAAGCAGCACCAAAAGAGATTAAGCCAACAGCAAAGAAGTCTTCTGGTGGCGGAGGAAAGTCACATATGGTGGCAATGTAATGGAATCTAAGAAAAGATCTTTATTAAAGACCATTAGTTGGCCATTAGTACACTTTTCATTTGTCTCTGGAATAATTTATTTTACTCTTAAATATTTTACTGGAGAAGCAGAATGGGAGTATGCTGGCCTATATGGTATATCATATTTAACATTAGAAATGATATTTTATTTTACACATGAAAGACTGTGGGCTAAATTTGGAAAGAAGGTTAAATAATGCGTATTAAGATTATTAAATTTATTGTTAAAACTTTAGGGTATGAATGGGGAGGAGACAATCTTAATGCTCCGATCTGGACAATAAAAGCCAAAAAGAAGAAGTAGTCTATGGCACTGTACGAATATGATTGTATGCCGTGTGCACAAAGATATACCAAAGAGAGATCCATTAAAGAAGACGATCCTGGATATAAGTGTGAAACTTGCAATTCATCTCTAGTTCGTGTATACTCTAATGTAGGAGCCGTTTTTAATGGTTCTGGATTTTATTCCACCGACAATCGAAGGGTATAATATGTTTACAATGATTAAAGATGATGTTAAAAAAGACTGGTTACTATCACCACATGATCGATGTGATAGGTGTAATGCGGAGGCTCTAGTAAAGGTTACTGGAATTACTGGAGAGTTGTTATTTTGTGGACACCATTATAACAAAATAATGGCTATTCCTGATGGATACAATAGTATGATGTCATTTATGATTAGTGTTATAGATGAGCGAGAAAAACTATCTAAGGAATAAATATGATTATTCAGATTATTGGTTTACCTGGTTCTGGTAAAACAGAATTAGCAAAAGCATTAAAAGAACGAATTAATGCTATTCATCTTAATGCTGATGAGGTTAGGGCAACAGTCAATTCAGATTTAGGGTTTAGCCCTGACGATAGAATTGAGCAGGCTCGTCGTATGGGTGAGATGGCAAGACTAATATCTAAACAGGGTGTAGCCCCAGTAGTCGTTGACTTTGTTTGCCCAACAGAAATAACTCGTAAAGCGTTTGGCAAGCCAGATATTTTAATCTACATGGAAACAATTGAAGAAAGCAGATTCGAAGATACCAATAAAATGTTTGAAGTGCCCCGTGATTTTGACATGGCTTTTATTAGTCATGAGTGGGATGCAAACGAAAAAGCAACAGAAATAATCAAGCAGTTTAATCTTCACGACTGGTCGGCACCTACAACGCTTATGTTGGGTAGGTATCAGCCCTGGCACGAAGGCCACCACGCCCTTTACAAAGAAGCAGGGAAGAGAACAGACCAAGTACTACTGGGAGTTCGTAATACCTACAACACAAGTGAGAAAGATCCTCTTAAGTTTGATCAGGTAAAAGAATACATTGCTAAGGACGATTTCATGAATGGGGCGTTAGTAATGAGGCTGCCCAACATTACCAATATAGTTTATGGTCGTGATGTAGGCTACAAGATTGAGCAAGTCGATTTGGGGGCAACGATTCATGCTATATCGGCTACTGAGAAGCGTAAAGAAATGGGTATCTAAAATTTACAAAAAGATAAATAAACCAGTTAATGATTATGAGTGGCCAGCATGAATGTATCAAAACAAAGGTCAGCACTTAAGGCCATTACATGGCGTATAATAGGAACAGCAGATACCTTTGTTATCTCTTGGGCCATAACTAAAGAGCCAGTAACAGCAGGTGCTATTGCAAGTTTCGAGGTATTTACAAAAACAATTCTTTATTACTTCCATGAGCGTGGTTGGAATAAAGTTAAATGGGGGAGAAAATAATGTATGAATACTATGTAAGAAAAGTAGAGAATGTTGTAGATGGAGATACCATCGATGTTCTTATTGATTTAGGGTTTGATATTCTGTTTTCATCCCGTGTGAGATTGGCTGGTATTGATACTCCTGAGTCTCGCACAAAAGATATTGCGGAGAAGACTCTTGGTCTTGAGTCTAAAGAGTACCTAAAGAAAGCCCTAAAGGACGCTAAGTCGGTTGTTATTAAGACTGAGAAGATGGACTCATCTGAAAAGTATGGTCGCATTCTGGGCTGGGTATACATCAATGGTGACACAGTATCTCTTAACGACATGATGATCAATGATGGTTATGCATGGGGCTATCTTGGAGACACCAAGGTTAAAGATTTTGGAGCGCTTGCTAAGGCTAGAAAGAAGTCTGGAAAGTGAAACATGTACTGTACTTTACCGCAGATTGGTGTAACCCTTGTAAAAAGGTTAGGCCAGTAGTAGATGAAATTAATCGTGAATACTCTGACGCTAAATTTATTACAATTGATGCTGACACAGAACTAGAGTTAGTCGAGAAGTTTGGAATAAAATCTGTCCCTACTTTCATACTAATTGATGATGGAAAAGAAGTTTCCAGGACAACTGGTGCAAAAACAAAAGAAGAACTACTAACTTTAATTACTGGAGAATAAGATGAATCTAAAAAGTCAGATGATGATAGAACACTTGATTATGCAGGGAGCCATAGAAATGGCTGGTATTGATGATAAAGGAGAAATGCTTTACTCAATTACAGATAAACTTGAGTTAGTCAATCCAGAACTATACGCTGATCTTACTGAGCAGTATAAGCACCACATGCTTCAGATGGTAAATCAGGGGCCAAAGGCTATGAATTGGAGACTTCGTGTCTAAAGAAGATAAGATGATTGAAGATTTAATTCTTCAAGGTGCTTTGCAGCCTGCTGGAATTGATATTGAAAGTGGAGAAATGCTTTATAATTTTACAGACAAAATGAAAACAATAAATCCATCACTTCACGATGAATTTTCTAAGTATTTTTCAGTAGAAACTATGGCACTATGGCAGCATGGATTTTTGGATATGGATGTAACTGATAAAAATCCTATGGTAAGACTAACTCCAAAAGCATTAAATAAATTAGAAGTATCCAAACTAGACAAAAATCATCAGTATACATTAAAAGAGATCATAAGAATTATTCTAGGCTCTTAATGGTATAATTGTTTTAGGAGGCAATAATGAGTTATTTTCTTGGATCAATGTTTAGTTTTTTAGTCATATTTATTTTCTTAAAATTGTCTAGTTATGACTCATACAAAAAAAGCCCAATTAAACTAAAGTATAGTCAAAGTCATATTTTCGAATTAGTTAAGCCAATTCTTCCAGAAGAGGCGTTTAAAAGAAAAAGAAAAGAGACTCAAACATCAAAACACGAAAGAAAAACAAATGTTCGTGTTATTATTTTAGACAGGAAAGCGTATTTTGTTAGAAATAGCCTGTTCTATGTGGCAGATATGGATGGAAACGACATTGATACCGAGTCTGCAACCCTAGTTGACACAATGAGTATGGATAAGGTACAATTAGACAAGATGCTTTTTATAATGGATCAACTAAAGGAAGGAGATTCTAATGATAGTGGCGGTGCAAGGAACTAGTTCTTTTGCTGACTATCAGATTTTTCTTCGTGCTATGGGGGTATCAATGTCAGCATTAAAAAATGATGATCCTTATTTTTATATTTACAGCGCAGGTCCAAACAATGTAAATATGATGGTTATGGAGTTTGTTAATCTGTCAGAGCGTGGAATGAAATCTCGTGGCAAAAAAATTAAGTTCTATAAGGTTGCACCATCTTGGATTGAAGAAAATTTAAGCAATATTAATTATTTTGCTTTTTTTGCAAATCCAAAAGAACCAGTTTCAAAATTAGTTAGCAGTGCCCAACTCAAAAATATTGAGACTGGGATCTTTAGGTACTAAGAAGAGGTTAATATGATTGTAAAAGATTTATATCAAATGGAAAAAATTGTATCAAAAAACAAAACTATGTCCTGGGATGGCTGGACAGTAGTTAATTCTTTTCCTTCAGAAAAGGGCAGAACATCCAGTAATGGTGCTTACATAAATGGTAAGTGGTGTATTCAAAATCGTTTTGTTCCTTCAACTGTTGGGTGGGAGATTCCTGATAAGTTTGTGAGGTAGTTATGTCTAAGCATGATTGGAAAGAAAAAGGTTCTTGTTTAGACTATGATACAAACATATTTTTTGATAAGTATGAAGATCAAGAAGAACTAAGGCCAGCAGTAGACAAACTTTGCTCAGAGTGTCCAGTAAATAAGATGTGCTTTGCCGTTGGAGTTTCCCAAAAAGAATGGGGAATCTGGGGCGGTATATACTTAGAAAATGGATCAATATCAAGAGAATTTAATAGACATAGAAATAAGGTACAATGGGCTAATACATGGCAATCATTGACAATGGGGGAAAATGAATAAAAATATATACAAGTGTTATACATGCTCAACATGTATATCTACTGAAACCCCAGAGGAAATCTTTATGTCGTTTGATTGTCCATTTGGTCATGGCATATTAATTTGGATAGGATCGAGAATAGGTGATGTTAATGTTAAAAGAGCATGAGGCATTCACAATGTTACAGCACGGATACTATGACATTTCTGAACTTAGAAAGCATGTTCTTGGCTATTCTGATGAATGGAAAATTGACACATCCAGACAGCAACTGCATAAAATACATAAAGATACAGAAACATATCTTTTACAAGATTTTGATTTAAACTGGGAAATATCTGATGGGTATCATCCAGTTGTGCTTGCCAATGATCCAGTTTTTTGGAAATATGTTGGTCCAATTGTAAAAGATATGGAACTAAAACACGATGGCAAAGCAGGAAGAGTTCTTCTCGTTAGGCTTATTGATGAAGGAGATATTCCAGTCCACAGGGACTATGGAACATACCTTGAGTTGTCAAGAAGACATCATTTACCAATAGTTACTACTGAAAATGTCACATTCTCGGTTGATAATTATTCTGTCAATATGAAAGAAGGAGAACTTTGGGAGATCAACAATGCAAAAGATCATTCAGTAAAAAATTCTGGACCAAGCCAAAGAATTCATCTAATATTTGACATAATTCCTAACAGATATATTGAGTCATAAATGTACACCGACTCAATGAAGCGAGCAATTAGGTCAATTGCTGGTCCAAAAGGTTTTTCACTAACAATTGTTGACAATGAGCATTTTCTTTCGGTTAGGGCGTCTGAAAAAGACTTTATGTCGCTTAATGGTGAAGACAAGGTGTATGCAGTAGAGTATATGATTAGAGTAAAAAAAGCATTAGAGGACAATGGTGCAATTGTTCTTTTAGTTAGAGAGGGAGGAAAAGAAGAATAATGATAGAGATTATCGTGTATGGAATTATTGTGATTATTTTTGTAGTTCTTTTATTTAAAAATATGAGACTTACAATTAAGAACTTAGACTTAATAGAAAAAAATTTACAGGTTCACATTGACCGTGCTATATTGTCTGATAAACTTAACATTGAAATGCAAAAGTCAGGCTTACAGAATGACGACTTCCTGTCTTTTATTTCTAAATCAAGAGATATGGCTTTTGAGTATATAGAGTCTGTGCAATTAGGAATTGATAAATTCATTGTTGATGTTGAGCCTGAGATTGCTTATTTTGATGAATACGGTATAGTAGGATCAGCATTTCCACACTACAACTCAATGAAGAAAATTTCTATAGCATATAAAGAACTAAAAAACCTTTTACCAAAAGATTATGACAAACTTTAAATCATACGATCAACTTGAGTCTGAGCCATTAGGAGTTTGTAGTGTTATTGGCTGCGACGCTGATGGAGAAAAACTATTTAGCACTGAAACAAGGCTTTTAGATGTCTGCTTAAACCATTATACACAACTACAAAAATCGAGGGAATAGATGAAAGAAATATTACTATCACTGTCTGTAGGGCTTACCCTAGGCTTGATAATCCTATCAATAAGCGCAATATCCCCAGTTAAGATTCCAATCCCTGCTCCCCCAGTTTTTGCTGGAGTTGCTGGTATAATTGGATTATGGCTTGCTCAACCAGTTTGGACAGCCATATCTAAGTTCATATCCTAGGAGGAATAAACATGAACCAACAAATTAAGAATGCATTAGCGTCATACGGAAGATCAGTACTTGGAGCGGCAACAGCAATGTATGCTTCTGGAGTAACTGACCCACAGACACTAGCATACTCACTACTTGGAGCACTTGTGCCCGTAGTATTGAGAGCAGCCAATCCTAATGATCCAGCATTTGGAAAGATGCCATCAGTAGATGAGGTAGACAGAGCAGTCAAGGCTGCTAAGGTAGTAAAGAAGACCGCAAAGAAGGCTCCTGCAAAGAAGTCATCTGGCGGAGGCGGAGGCAAGGGCAATTCAGTAGCCCTTTAATCTTAAGTAGTTTAGCAGGTCACTTTAATTAGTGGCCTGCTTTTCTATATTGCTTTGGATAATCAGTACAAACACCATATGGTTTTTCTGCTAACATTTTTACAACACTATTTCCATCTATGATCTCTGGTAAAACTATTATTGATTGAGACCCTATTGATTTTCCAGGGTATGTCCAAAAGTATCCATTACTCGTAATAGTATAGTCATCTGATTGATGCCAGAAATAATTAAGACTATTTAAATTATCTTTGAAATATTCTAGAGCCTGAAGGTTCTTACAGTGAAACCAACCACTAAGGCCTATATCGGCCACTGATGACCTGTCAATGGCATACTGTGGCTTGTCATGACCAAGGTATAATTCTCCATCTATAGCCCATATATCAACTTCTACATCAAACCCTAGTTCTATACATTTTTGTATATATAAATACTTATTTTCATTTTCTAGATCTGGTCCATCTAAGTTGCCTCTATGGGCTATTACTCTCATTTTACTCTTTCAACTACAACTTTGTCATTTTGTATACCAGGCAATTTTACACACACAACACCGCAGTCAGTCAAAAACTCTGGGTCGGCAATTTCATATGGGTATATAATAAAAATATCTCCAGAAACTAATTTTTGTCCTTGCATAATCATTTCTCCAGAAACCATAAGATTTATCTCTATTATTTTTTCTTGATAATGTAATGGCCAGTGCTCTCCTTTTTTATGAAATTTATAGGATACTTCACAGGCATCTGTTTGAAAAGCAGCCTTTTCAAAATTACCTATGAACCAACCACGATCAGTATCTTCTATCCTTGATATTTTCATAGGATGTCCTCGCACTCCTTTAGACATGCTATCAGTTGCTCTACAACAATTGGATACCCCTTACCATCTTCGGATAGTTTTATTATCGGTATTTTTTTTACAACATTAGAAGTAAGTTCTTCTGTCAAATAATCAAAAAACCACCAAAAAGATGTGTGTATCTCTAAAAAAATAATTGTTGTTCCTGGATTGCAAAATATTGTATTGTATGCGCCAGTTCCATTTATAGTTATAACATGAGTGGCGCTCTGATACAACTTTGCCTGCTCTTCAATGTTGAGATTTTCATTTAAAACAATTTCATACCCAAGGGACTCAAGATAATCTTCAAGAAGTTTTGAATTTTTAAGTACTCGAATTTTTTTGTGATGCTCAAAAGATTTATTGTCATACATAGGATCCGCCATAGATCTAGATATGTATATTTTTCTTGTTGGTTTTACTGGCTCTTTTGGACCAAATTTTTTTACAATAGCGTTAGCAGCCCAAACTTGATATTTAAAATCTGGGTCTTCGATTTCATGTATTTGGTCATTTGTTTCTATAACATTCCTAATTGGTTGCATAAAAATTGTAAATAGACAATAAATGTTTTCAATAAGTATTTTATTTCTATCATTTACAAATATGCAGTCTGGGTAACTTTCAATTATATTATCTATTACTACATTTCTTGTATAAAAAGTTTCGCTTTCGTAATCTCCTTCATTTCCAGAAAGGATTAAAAGTTGTAGGTCTGGAACATACTGCTTTAAAAACTCATAGTGTCCAACAACATCTTGAAGAACATGCCCATATTGCCAATCATTTATAAAATATAAAAACGAATTGCCACTAACAATCCTGCTGTCGCCCTCTAAGTGTGAATTTAAAACAAGATTAGATATATGAAATATTTTTCTTTTATATCCTGGAGCATCTATCTTTTTTACTTCTCCATACTCAATTTTATTGATGCTAGGATATGACCCCAAACTCATAGACCAAAACCTTCCCAATTAGTATTTACAAATCCTTTATCGGTAATAAGATTTATTGCCACCGCTCTATCTGGATCAGATTCTTTTAATTTGTCATTAAATAAAAATCTTGTTCCACTGGTAATTCCCATTAAAAGGTAGTCCCAACAAAATCCAAGATCGCTAAGATGTTTTTCAGTAATATATCTTGCCGACTCTTTTCTTGCTGTTGTTAAAATAATTTTGTGACCTTTAGAATCCCATTCATTAAATTTTGCAATAACTCCATCTAGATCTAGCGCTTCCTCTTTTCCTATATGACTAAATCTGTGGGCATGCTTTATTATTGTTCCATCTATATCACAAAATATTGTCTTAGGTTTTTCAGTATAAAATTCTTTAATCTTTGCCAGGTAAATTTCTATATCTTCGGGAGTCCCAAGAGATATAAACATGTTGTTTTCAATGTTATACGGAATTATATTTTTTTTATTATTAATTAAATAATTATATGTGTTAGATATATAGCATTCTTTTAGTCCAAAGGTTTTGTATTCTTTTAATAATTTTTCGGCAGAATAAACAAAATCTTGACCCTTTTTCCAATAATGAATACCTACAAGTGCATGATTACTGATAACATCTTTTTCTGCAAGTCTTATTACTCTATTAGAAGAAACTTCTGCAAAACTATTTTTATTGTTTGTTGAGGTAAACAGAACAACTGATCCGTCGCAATTTGAATCTTTTACGACTGACAAAAAATTTTGGGGGTCCCAGGAAAGGAGTTGATCACAGTTTGTAATAATTAATTCTTCTTCGTTATCTATATAATCTTTTGCATAAAGGCAAGCATCTGCCGCTCCATATTGCATTTTATCTATTTTTATTTCAACTGAATCTGGCTTTAACATTTTTAATATTGATGTTAGTCTCTCATTGTCTTGTGGATCATCGTAAACCCTTGTAATAAAAATATACTTACCATCTATGCCAAGTGAATCTACAGAATGTTCAATAAGGGTCTTACCATCAACAACTATTAATGGTTTTGGGGTTGTCACCCCCGCATTTTGAAAGCGGGAACCAAGTCCAGCCATAGGTATAACAATGTTCATTAAAAGCCTTTCGATATAAGTTAATTATACACCATATGATATAATAAAATATGGATTTTAGAGGCAACTACCACGGCCATAGAGATTTTATAGACTACTCATTTAAATCAGTATCTTTGTCAAACTCCACAGTAGATGAACTTAAGGTTATTCATATTCATAATTACAAAACATCTCCAGAGTCTGGTAAAAATAAGATCTTTGTACCTGGTAAATCTTTTCTTGCACCAGCAGCAAGCCAGTATTATCACACCCTAGTAGACATTATTGGTACATACGAATACTTAAGATCTATAGATCCCGAAATAAACATAGTGTTTTGTTCAAAAGATACTAACGATGGAGATAACGGACAGTTTTTTAGACAATCTAGGAATCCAGATAATCTATTTGTTTTGGAGGTTCAAAAAATGTATAACAAATCAAACATAATATTTGACATAATTAATGATACCGTAGAGTTTGAAGAGGTAGTCCTTATGCCAACAAGATCTATGTGGGATTATGATAGGATGACACCATTTTCAATACAGCAGGAACTTTTTGATTTTTCTCATGAAGAATTAATTCCAATTAGGTTTCAGTACATAGAAAAAATAATAGAAAAGTTTTCTTCACTCAAAAGTATGTCTGAATCAAAAAAGATTTATTCTAGCAGAATGCCGTATGACAAAAATGACCCAGACTTTATAAACTTTGACCATTCATATTTTGATAATAAAGAATCAGATAGAGTCTATGATGAAAGAGAAATTATAAAATACTTTAGATCTAATGGATACGAAATAGTCAATATGGGGTCAATGGGTCTTGTTGAACAGTTTTCTCTTATGAGTCAGGCAACTCATTTTGCGGGAATGGATGGAAGCAACATGTTCCCTGGAGTATATATGAATCCAGGATCTACAGTAAACATAGTAAGCACTCAAAATTTTTGGGGGTATGAGTTTACAAAATATTTAAAAAATAGAAATCTGAATGTAAATGAGATATGTTTTAATGAGTCATCAGCAATGCCAAAAACAAAAGGGCTGCACTTAAACAAAGACTTTGTTTTAAAATCAATAATTAATGATGCAGAGTTATAGTCTATCTAGGTAATGATTTTCAAGTAGTCGAATAATGTTGTCTACAGAAAAAAATATTTGTGGTGTTTCGGGATTTTCTATAGAACAAACTGGTATTTCATAAACATTATTTGTTGCAACTTGAACTATGGTTTTATACTCAAAATTATATTTATTTGATGTATCTATTATAAATACATTTGTCCCTGAACTGCAAAAAATAGTGTTATAAAGTCCGCTTCCCCGAATAGAAGCAACATGGGTAACTCTGCTAAACAAGTCAACCTGTTGATCAAATGTCATACGATATGGATCTATAACAGTGTATCCCTTAGAAACAAAATAGTTCTCTAATTTTTCTTCATCTTCGAATTTTAAAAATCTTTGTTCAATTATTTTTTCTGCGTCTTTATCTTCAGGACCATATACTCTCATCATTCTAGTTAGTAGTTGTTCTTCTTCTGTCTTCAGTTCTCCTGTTGACCTTTTTTCTATCAAATTTTTCATTTTCCTAATATCTACATTTAGTCTTTTTCGTGATACAAATACTTTAAGGGTTTTTTGTTTTTGCACATCTAAGTACAAATCTCTAACAATTTTTGCTATTTCAATATTAAAGTCAAAATACTTATCTTTATCAACTACTCCATAGATAGGATTTCCAGGCAACTCGGCTGGAAGAAATCTATTTAAAAATTTGTTGGCATAAAATATTTTTTCAAACCAAACATTTGTTTTATTTAAAAATACTATATCTTCTTTTTTAATATCATAAACAGAAAAGGCCTCCATAATAACCTTGCTCCCTATAGCCTCATCTGTTGGCGGAAAATTATAGTCCAAATTTCCCACTAATACCATTCTAAGATCTGGAACATGTCTTTTTAAGAATTCGTATTGTCCAATTTTATCTTGAAAAAGATGAAAATACTGATAACCCTCAACCTCCAAAATAAATGAATTTCCATCAATCTTCATAAGTTCTAGGTCTGGATTTTCTCCTATTTTAAGATCAGATACAGAATAGTACTTTATTGATGTTTTTGGTATTTCATGCTCACTGATAGTCCATTTTTCTAACACAACCAATTGTATCATAGTGGTATAATGGTTGTATGATAAAAGATGACTCAGTAATGCCTACAACCACCTACCAGGGGTGCGGTTGCGAGACCTGCAAAGAACTTAATGTAGACTGCCCAGACTGTCCTGTATGCTCTCCAAACACCGATTCAGAGGTTGCTATGGCCATGTATGACTCATCAATTGGTAAGGCTGCCCCATGTTGGGATGGATATGTACAGCGTGGAATGAAACCAGGAGATAATGGTAAGCCAGTTCCAAATTGTGTTCCTGCTGAAAAAGCAGACGATTTATTTGAAGATGATGACACGGTTGAATACCAAACTGATACAGTTTCAAAAGCAGATGGATACTCTCCACCAGCAGGAGCAAGGGCTGCTGCTCGTAGAGCAATTAAGTTTAAAGAAGATGGAAAAGCAAATGGTGCTGGAACATCTGTAGGCTGGACTCGTGCAGGTCAGTTAGCAAGAGGAGAAACAATTTCTCTTAGTACTGTCAAGAGAATGTACTCGTACTTCTCACGCCATGAAGTGGATAAGAAGGGTAAGGACTGGGGCAACTCAGAAAACCCATCTAATGGCTACATTATGTGGTTAGCGTGGGGTGGAGATGCAGGGTTTTCTTGGTCAAGAGGAATTGTTAATCGTGAAAAAGATAAAGCACTGTTTGCTGACTTTGGAAAAGATTATACAAAAGTAAACAGAGAAAGACACACATTATAATGCCAAAGAAAAAAGCAACTGCATTTAACTCAATGCAAATTAAAGATGGCTGGATCGTAAGACTATATAAAGATGGACGAATTAAATCTAAGATAGAGCCTTACACTCCAAAGCATCCTAAAAAAGAATCAGAATAAAATTATTCTGTTTTTTTCCAATGCACAAAAGACTTAATATACACAACTGCGTACGCTATTGCTGAAAAAATAAAGCCATACTGCTCAGTTATTACTGCGTAGGCAACCCAAAGCACCTCATTAAAGCATAAGACTATCCAACCCCAAATGGTTTTACGGCCTACAAAGTAGATTCCTGCTACACCTATTACTGCTAACAACCAAGACCAGTATTGCATCATTCTCCCTGGTCAACGCCATAAGTCATAAATAAGTAACAAGCAAGGTATCCCAAAATAAAAGCGGGAATAAGCATAAATATATTAATCATTATAATTCTCCTAGTTAGTTATATCAAGTATACCATTAGTCATTGATAAAATCAAGTTTTTTACTATCATTTAAAGTGCCCCAGATTGGCATAGCATATCTTTTACCGCTGAGGATTGGCTTGATCTCGTGCCAATAGGTTGGATGAAAGATAATCATACTGAGCGCTTCGGGCTTATGCAAATATCCAAAATCTTCTAACAACAATTCTCCACCAGTAAAATCATCATTTAAATATATGACTGCACTAAAGTTAATTTCTTCCGCCCCAAAGTGGTTATCTCTATGTCTTGGCAATTCATTCCCAATTCCATACATAGTTAGCCATTGTGCATAAAGCCCAATTCCTTCTGTATTGTCAAAAAAAACTTTACACTCTTCAATAAACCTTTTAGCATATTTAATATAAATATCTTTTACTTCTGGATGATCGTTTATAGAAAATTGTTCTGGAATTTGAGATTGTGCTTGTTGAGATTCAACTGTTTTTAGGTATTCAGTATATATAAACTTATCTTTGTTTAGTTTATTAGTCTCTATATACTTGATTAGTCTATCAGCATCTTCCTTATCCACAAAGTTCTTAATTATTTTTATGTCCATTGACTCTTTCATTTATTAAGTATATCATATTAGAAAATGTCATATATGCTATAATTGACATATGCTCAGCCAAATAGAAATAGAAAGCCGATTTAATATTATTGGAAAATCAGAAGATAATATTGTAATTGTTGATGATTTTTTATCAAAAGAATATCTACACATATTAAATAGTTTTATTAAAACAAAGCCTGTTTCAAAAAATAAAGATTTTGACTATTTATCTAAAAAAACATTTAAAGATGAAAACCCAGAAGTTTTTAAAATATTCGTTGATCTTGAAAAAGAAATACCTAAATACATTAATAGTTATTTAGAAAGATTTTCCATAAGGGTAGCAGAAAAACCACTTTCTAACATGAATTTTGTTTCAAGGATTCCAAATACAAAAATGGAGGAGCATTTTGACTATATGCCAGCAGAGGCAAGCAACGGTCATCCTCTGGCCCACATGACATCCTTAATTTATTTAAACGATGACTATGATGGTGGAGAAATTTTTTTTCCAGAACAATATACAGTATACAAGCCTAACGCAGGATCATTAGTTATATTTCCTAGCAATTATCTTCATGGGGTTCTTGAATGCACTGGCAACTCTAGACATTCTACCCTTGCTATTTATTCTTTTATATAAGTGGTGAGCAGTTTATAGACGACTGCTCAGGTCTATTAGCCACGAAGATTCAACTCCTGCTAACTCTCTTTTCAGAAGAGCATCCGTTTCAAAATCCCTAGGGATATGTTTTGCGGAATGTTGTCTATTATACTACTTAATTTTAATAGACTTAGGCTTTTTGTCTTCAGGAACGATCCTTACCACACTAACATGCAGCATACCGTCCTTTAGTTCAGCAGAAGTTACTTCCATATACTCTCCCAAGGCAAAAGATCTTACAAACTTTCTTCCTGCGATACCCTTATGAACTACCTCTGCATCTGTAACCTCAACAATATCACCCTTAATAATGAGTGTTCCATTGTCTACGGACACATCAATATCTTCCTTAGAAAACCCAGCAACAGCCAGCGAGATCTTATATGTGTCTTCATCTAGTTTGATGAGATCATACGGAGGATATGATTGTGAATTTGTTTTATGTGCAGTGTTTAGGCGACTCAACTCTCTGTTGAAGCCAATAAAAAAGGGATCATTAAATAGATCCATAGCGTACTTTGTTACCATGTTATTCCCCTTTCAAGCGAATAAGTTAATTTGTCCCCCTAATGGGCAGACAACTATATTATATCATAAGTATCTCCAGCGGGAATCGAACCCGCCTTTACGCCGTGAAAGGGCGTTGTCCTAACCGATAGACGATGGAGACATAGCATCCCTGGTAGGATTCGAACCTACGGCCTACACCTTAGAAGGGTGTCACTCTTCCGCTGAGTTACAGAGATTTAGTAAATTTATTTAAATAATTAAGTGCTTTAAGCAAGCCCTCAACATTATCTCCCAAATTACCTATAGCAGTATTGCATTGATAACAAAGCCAACCCCTAAATTTATTTGTTTCATGACAATGATCAAATATTAACTTTTGATTATTTTTCCCACAATTGTCACAAGGTGTACCTATTTTTGGTCTTTTTATTTTATCTTTATCCATTATTTTTTTTGCTGCTGATGAATGCGCCTTACCGCCAACTCGACGGCAAGGCTTGCACTCACTCCTATACACTGTTGGATACAACTTGCCATTGATAATTTTTTCATTAGAACATTTATGAAAATCTGTTAATGGCTTCTCAATAAGACATATTCTACATTTTTTTATTATCATGTACACCAGGCAGGACTTGAACCTGCGATAACCGAATTATGAGTTCGGGGCCTTAACCAACTTGGCTACTGGTGTTAGTGTAAATCGTTGTGCTTCTTACACTTTGGATACTTAGACTTGTCTGCTCCACGCAACAGTGGACCGCATATTTCACATTTTTTAAGCAAGACCAACTGAAAATTGTCTAATTTTTTAGCCAACTCAAACATGGCTTTTACCTTGCTTTCTTCCATTTACTTAGATGTATTAGGCATCACGGCTTCGCAGGGACAAATAATAGATTCAGGTAATTCATGAACCTTAGTATTAATCGTAATAGATGTTGCACACTCTGGACATTTGTAGGTTGTTTTCATATACTAAGGATACCATAGTTTACCTAGGAAGACAAGCCCATTTTAAAATGTTCTTTGCATACATTGGATACAAAATAGTTTCCAGGAGTTCCAACTAATTGAGTATATATTGCTTCTTTATCACAATAATAGCAAGGCTGTATTTCTTTCATAGTAAATATATTATAACATATTTAGAATTACTCAAAATCAACCTGATTTTCAAAGATATTGGTAATATAATTATCTTTACCTCTTGCTATATGTGCAGCAGCAGTACGCATTCCTAATGCATTTGTTATTGATGACTCAATCGGAAGGGCCTCAATCTCCCTTGCTATTTCTTCTCTGAGTACCATCTCATCAAGGCTCATAGGTTATCTCAGTCTGAATGTAGTTTTCACGAACATACGCAACTGCAGACATAAAGTTAACCGCTGCTATTAATATAAAAAATCCTACTTTATATTTATTTACATTGGTATCGTTTGCTGAATATCCTGCAAAAAATGCGGTAATTGGCACTAATGCCATATTGATAAAAAATATAAATTTGTTAATAGTTGTCATATATCAATTATACACCCACCACCCCTACAATGTCAAAAAAGATGATATAATAATCGTATGTCAAGCACACATCCAAATTATGCAGGTCTTTATAATAATGGCGCAGCCTATGCAATAGGCGCAATAGTTCTTACCGATGGAGACCCTTATGGTACTGCAGGAGGATACTTTATTCGAATTAGCAATCCTGGTAATCCAGGCTATCCACCCGCAGTAGGTGGAGGAAGTAACGATAACTGGGCACCATACGGTTCTAAGTCAGTAACTGGAACTGGATCAGTAACAGGTTCTGGCGCAGTCGCTTAATACGCTTTTAAAGTTCGGCGCAAAGTAGAGGTTTTTATACCTTTATATGCCCTAAACGGGCACTATCGGTGATCTGCCTTCATATGCTTATATAAACTCTCGTGAGCAAAGCCTACCCTAAAGTCCCATTCTTTCTTGCAGACAGGACATACTATTGTCCTACTCATATTCCGTTCTCCTCCATATACTTAAGTCTTTCTTCTGTGTCCTTTACAGGACCACCTTCGTCTTCCCATTTTTCCCAATACGGAATTCCATCTTCATCGTAATCTGATCCAAGTCTACTCAACAACTCTTGAGTTTCTGGATCTATTTTCCAAGCCTCCATATCTAAGGTGTAATAAGTTCCCCACCATGTATAAGGCTTATTTAAATAATGCCAGACTTTGCTATGAAATTTAAAACGGTATCTAAGGTTATTATCCTCCTGTAAATCAAATGCTTTAACTAAACTATTAGAAGCAACTTCTCCACACAGATTTCCTATCCATCGTAATGGTAGTATCTTAGTCTTCTGAATCTTTTGTGATTTGCTGAGGAACCCATCTGAGTTTTCCATCTACATACATCCTTTCATATCCTAGGGCTTTCCAATCCATCTGCATAATTTTAGGTTCTTTCATTTATTTTAACTTTAACTGTAGTATTTGATCTGACATTTCTGGATATTCTTTAATTAGTCTATCTAGTATGTTGTTGTATCTTGTTTTATCTTTATAGTTTTTTGCGTATTCTAATTTGACCAATATTTTCATTGCTTCTTTGGGCAGAGTGACATTTCTTGGTCTAACCCTTGTTCTATTTGCCAAAGCGGACTCTCTACCTGATTTCATTCCATTTCCATTTCGCTGTCCCATAAAATTAAACACTTAGTACACTGGATACCATCTTCACGCATATACCAGGTGTGGCTACATTCTTTCATTGTCTGTGTCTCTTTCTATTTCCATAACGACTCTTAACCTGTGCCTTAGCCTTATCTACAATAGATTTAGTAGCACACCATATATGTCCATCAGACATGGTTTGGTGAGTATCCCAAAAGGTATCGTCATCTTTATTAATTGTACAGCAGTTACCAGCCACCACAGCACTCATTTCTTGTATGATATAGTCTAATCTTTGTCAAAATTTTGCGGGATGGAGCAAACAAATCTTCCTTACAACATCCACACTTCATATGCCATTCCTTAGCAAAGAAGTCATACACAGCACCCTTATGGTTAGCATACTTGTTGGCTACAAAGGTTTGGAATGGATCTGGTATTTCCATATTGATAATCATAGTTTGGCTACAAACTGAGCAGCCATCTTTAAACCTTTAACCAAACCATCGTGGTAATCTTGGTTTTTGATCACTTTGGCAGTATCCCAAACCCTATAGGATTCTTTATTGAGTAGGTCAGATATCTCTTGATTAGTCATATACCTAGTATCCCATATTTAGCACGGTATGTCAAGTATAATGAGTCTATGGATGAAGCAGTCTTATATATATTATACAGCCCAGCACATAAGGCTATCAAGATAGGCATATCAGATATCTCAGGTAGAAGGTTTGCAGCCCATAGGACCAAGGGTTGGATACTGATAAAATATTGGCATTTTTTTGAGCGGGATAGAGCAAGAGCAGTAGAATCCCTAGTAGTACAAACACTTACTAAGAAGTATGGGTCTTTTCTGGATAAGGCAGATATGCCACAAGGAGGATATACGGAGACATTTGATGCATCCAAGATAACTCGAAAAGGTTTGATCCGTATGGTCAATAGGGCTATAAAGCAGTCATCGTAATCTTTATTTACCCTGGTTTTTTAGAGTTATCCACAGGTTGATATGATGGTTTGGGATACTTATCCACAGGTTTATCCACAGATTAATCTTACTGATAATATTATTAGATAGGGTAGAAGTGGAGGATAGTGGAGAGTAGTGGAGAATGGAGCGCTTTTAAAGAGGGCTTCGTAATCCCTGGGGCCAAACCTCATATCCCCAAACCTTCAAACCTCATATACCACATATGCCCGATATTGTCAAACCTCATATCCCATTGTAAGGTTTGGGCATTATACATGCAAAACCTTGGTTTGTCAAGTCCTTATATGCATGATTTTGCCCATAAAAAAATCCCCAAATTCAGGGAAATTTATTCGAATTTCGTAATAAAAATATATAAAGGTTTGTTATTTATTTAAAAAATATAGAAAACCAGGAGACAAGGTTTGTCTATTCTATATAGGGTATTAGTTTGTATCTTCTTGTGTCCCGCGCTTTTGCGCCGTTGGATCAAGCGCTGCGCCCTTGCCCAAAAAGTCGGGGGTAAAGGAAAAATAGTTAGACAAACCTATAGTATGAGTAATAGATACAAAGGAGTTCCACATAGAATCAGAAAAGGTTTGATATCCTTTAGGATCTCTTTTAGCATATGCTGCAAAGTGTCTTGGGCTCATAGATATATTATACACCCGATATAAGGTTTGACATATAAAGGTTTGTATGGTATAAGGTTTGGTATGGGGAAAAGAAATCGTTCTTCGTAATGTCTTTGGTACGGGGAAAAGAATCCGTCCTTCGTAATACCCCTGGTATGGGGAAAAATTTTTCTCTTTCGTAATCTAATTTTTTAGAAAATATGGTTTGTCTGGTTTGTCCAATTTGATATGATTTGACGTCGGACGTCCCATAGCCCCAGGCTTTTGTCAAGCCCAGGGATCAAGGATAAGATAGTTACTCTGGAAGCGTTTCTCCAGGGTTTTTCTTGTTGTATGCAAAAACCAAGATTGCTCCTAGTGATACATCCTGCTCAGTAATCTTAAAAACCTCATCAACCTCTGCCTCTGTTATTTCTAACAAATCAAAGAACATCTGTGTTGTTTCTAAAATGTATTGCTCTCCTAGTGGAGTTGTTTCCTTTACCAAACCATTTGCTTGGCAATAGGCTAAAGGCAATCCAATGTCGTTGTAATCTACAAACGCACTGAATTCCTCGTCCTCTTTAAACTCCAGCCATAGCGTTGCCATTATGCCTGCTTTATCTGCGAAATCCAATTTGTGGTCCTTTCATCTCTAACATAAGTTTATCATACTCTTCCATTGCTGTCAAACCCAATACTTCAAATCTGTGGTAATTTATTAGTGGTAGGTTTCTTACTAAGTAAAATCCTACTCTTTCTAAATCTACCGCAAAATCTTGGGTAAGGAGTCTGCCTAATTGTTCTGCTGTTCTTGTTTCTTTATTGTGCGTTGGTCTGCGTATTGAATAAGCCATAGTCCCTCCCTTACTCCATTGTACCAAAAAAGTTGAGGGGGCGCAAGGTAGGCAAAAACCCTACGCCCCACTCGTTATTAGTCTAGGGGACCCACTCCCTAGATCTGCCCAGACAAAACTGGTAGATATGCATCCACAAATTTATCAAACGGTACCGATACATTATCAGTAACAGTCTTAGTGATGAAATCGACTAGGACGGTGGTCTCACCTAAGTCTAGGCCATCATTGTCAATTGCATAGATTCCAAACCCTGTCTCTTCGAGAATACTATCTTGAATAAGGTAACTAATAATCATCCTAGTTCCATATGCTGAATCTGTCCAGCGGGGCTTTGAATGTTGCAGCGCCATTGCTAGGTCCCGCTGCCATTCAGTCTCACCCCAGTGGCTGTAGAGTACTACCCTAGGGCCCTTCTCACTGTCTTGAAATACATAGTTAATCCGTGCTCCCATTATTCTTGCTCCTTAAAAGATACGATTGATAGTTGGTTTAATATTTCTCTGCAAAGGTCTGCCTCATTATCTGACTCAGCCTCGTATGTAAAATGCATATAGTCACCTGTGGGTTCGAATATTACTTCTACTGTGTATTCGTTCATTATCGTAGGTCAAACCAAGTATTGCCTAGTAGTTCAGGGTCTACTTCTTTGAGTTCTTCTACTTCATTTGTTGGGTTGTCATTCATTTTTGTCTCCTTTGTTGTTAGTCCTACTAGGGTTAGTTCATCAAGTGTAGCACATTCTGTGCATTTTTCCAAATCGTGGTCTTGGAAGGCATCTCTAATAAGATTATCAGGGTCTTCCAGTTCTGCATTACAGTTCTCGCAGAAGTACCACTGTACTCCTACTTGAATCTGAATCGTGGTATTAGGTGGGCACGGTACCTCAGTAATGAAGTATCCCAATCTATTTACAAATCCCCAGCCAGACCAGATATAAGAGCCACCGTCATCACCGTCGCCATACATCCAGATTTTGTCAGGGGATTGAGATTTAACAAACTCTACCTCATCACCATATGTCTCAAACATAATGCCACCCTCACCATTGTCAAAGGAGGCATTACTGTCTATATGGTTATTGATTGGTTTGTATGTAGTTAACCATTCATCAAAGTCCATTTCAATGAAGTTATCCATTCTTCTTTGTCCTGTCATTGATAGCAAACGATAGTTGGTATGTCAGGGCATATACCCAAGAGAGAGCGTCCATTTGGCCTTCCCAATACTTACGCTCCATAGAATCCATTGCCTCTTCTGTGTACTCTTCTTGTTCTACTGCGGCATTGTATTCTTTTTCAGCCTCATACATAAGGTTCTTAAGTTCTCCGTGGAGGATGTCAGTACCTGATTCTCCAAGGTCAACGAGTTTCTGTAGTCGTGGTTCTAGGTGTGTGGTTATCATTACTCTATATTACCCTCTAGCACTGACAAAAAGTGGTAGCAAGCAAGAATCTGTCCAGTAGTGGAAACATCTTCTAACTCTAAGTCCTTATACTCATCTGAGTCAAGGTCATCAATAAATCCCATTTGCTTCTCTAGTTCCTCAGAGTCTTGCTGTAGTGATATAAGATGTATTCTGATGTACTCTTCAAATGTTTCTAGATTCATTTTGTGTGCCACTCTCCTAGTTCAGGGACAAATACATTTTCCTCAATAGTCCAATCAGCATTATCCCAATGAATAATGTCATCCATAATGGGAGCAATCTTGTCTATAAAGGTTTGCATAATTGCTTCTGCGTGTTCCCTGCTTTTTGCCTCAATACGCACAATAGGAATATCAAGGTCGCAGGAGTAGTAGGGTTGTAGCATTGGGTCTGTCATTGTAGTTCCTTCTGTAGTGGTCATATATTAATTATAGGGGTTGCTGTTGATTTTTACAAGTTGACGGGGTGTGATGTTGGTCACAGGGATACTTTCTCCATTAGATCCATATACCGTTGCATCTGAGCAACCAACATTAACTAGATTAGGAGACCCACAGGAGCACCAGCCTCGGTAGTCAGTTAAATTTTTCAGGGTAGTAATCTCAGTAAGTGCATCACAATCATTACATACATAATCATACTTAGTCCACATAGTCTTGCTCCCAGTAATGTACGATAGTCTTAATAGTAGTATGGATATGGCAGTCGCAATCTTCCCCACCCATATTCTCGTGAAACTCAAAGTGGTTTAGATTATCTTCATATATCATAGTAATGAGTTCATCTATAGTGTATGGTTTGGTTTGGGTCATACATATTCCTTTTCATAGGCAGGGAGTGATGTTACTGTCAATTCTAACACCTGTGTAGGGTATCTGTCAAGCAACCAATTAACTGCTTCTCCAGCAGTTTTGAAATCAGTAGCAGTGCTACTATTTCCGTAGTTATGGATAGTTGCTTCCCAGCAGTCAACACCACCAGGAGAGCAGGCATAGTTCATTTCGTATATTTCTACTTTTAGGGTCATAGATTAATTATAGCGGAAGGGTCTGACAAATGCAAGGTTTGGGGAAAAAATATTCCCTATCGTAAAGAAATTTTGGGAAAAATATCACCCTATCGTAAAGTTATTTTATTAAAAATGTTGTGTGATGCAGGTCACAGCCGACGTCCGAAATTTTTATGCATTGCATTGCATTTTTATTTATTGCGATCCGTACGGGACTTGAACCCGTGACCTCCACCGTGACAGGGTGGCGAACTAACCAACTATTCTAACGGACCTAATAGTGAGCAGTTTTTGCATCCACTTGCTCAGGTGGCATTTATTTATTTTTTTATTATGCGCTAGTTAATTCACGCACAATTTTTAGTAAGCGATTTTTTTCTGCTGTAATAGCAGGGTCAAAACCGCTTGCGCTTGCAAGAATTGATTCGTTAGAATTACCTCTTGCAGACCTGTGCCAGTCGAGGCGTTCAGTTAGTGCATTGAAAGCACCCCACGCATTACCAGCAATCATTCCGTTAAACTCGCCTGTGTAGATGTCATTGATAACATCAACCTTGTTTTCCCACTTCTTGAAAGCACCCTTAGAATCCTTTTCAGGCTTTGGGTATGCAGCAAGAATAATGTCGTTAAACATTTGTGCAGAAACTTCTTTTTCAATCATAGCCTTAGCCATAAGGTCAAAAGAATCCATATACTTATGAGCAAGCCCAAGAGTTTCACGAGCAACGGCAACTTTACCAGAAGCAGTCTGAGTGTGGCGAATCTTGAAAGATTGCTTGACACCATTCTTTTTCTTAGTAGTGTTTAGTGCAAGATTGAGAGTGTTAGCGCACACTACACGAACAGGTGTAATGCTTGCTTGAATTGCAATAGAGCCGTCGTGTGATGTGTTGATAAGTAAATAAGTCTTTACCTTATCTGCAACACCATTAGGGTCAAGAATTGTTTCACGCTCTAGTGCTAATGCACCGAATACGACACGACCACCCTTGATTGAGCCAGCAGTTTCCCAACGACCACCGCCGTCTAGGATATTATCACCGAATGAAAATAAATCTTCATTCTGCATTGGGTGATAACGCTCACCAACGACACCAAGAATGTCTGTCTGTGTGTTATCTGTTGGATTGGTACGCAAGACATATTGGTAAGCCTTATCGCTTGTTAAGTGTGCGGGTGTTTCTAAATCTTCAAGGCGAACATTCCACCCATCAAGATTTGCCAATGAAAGCATTTCCGCTGTTGTTTTTTCCTCAGTGAATACTGTACCTAATCCGTGCCAAGCAGGTTCTCTGAATGAGGCGAATGAAGCAGTTCCATTTTGTGTTTCGATTTCGTGAGCCACGATTTCCTTCTTTCTGTTGTGTTGATATTTCAAGTATAGCAGGACTGACTGACATATGCAAATCGGGATAGTTAAACATAGACAATCTGGACATTTTCACTGTGATCTTAATTACACTACGGCGTGTCGACTTGACAATGACTGGTCGGCGGGACGTCAAAATTTTGAGGGAAAAATTAAAGCAGTTTTACATCGTGCTTAGGATGCATTCCCCTCACAGGAAATTTATGAATCTATTGATTCCACACTGGACGACAAATATGAAATTGAATCATCATTGTAAGATACAGAATCAAAATCAATATCGTGAATTGCATTCTGTGCTTCTTCTTCATTACGAGCATTTACTGTAACTGAATAAAGAACTGTAACTTCAACTTCGAATTCCTTTGTTAATTCGAATCCGCATATGTCTGCAATTTCTTGTGCTTGTGATTCATTAATTGAACCGTCGTCCAATGAACCCAAGGTCCACTCTTGCATTTCATTACGCATACGGTTACGCTCTGCAGCCTCACCATATGAGCGCTGAGTTACACGAGAGATGTGCTCTTCTAACTCTGTTACACGCAATGTTGCTTTGGCTAATGAATCACGAAGAAAATCTTCTGTTGCATTCACTACTGTTATTTTTTCTTGTTCCACGAGGGGGTCCTCTTTCTGTTAGTTGTTTAGTTTAATTATAGGGTATGGCACTGACAAATGTCAATTACCAAGATGAGCAATAGGAGAATGAAAGTCTATCAATTTCAGGTAGCGCAAGGATACGCTCTAATTGATTAATAGTATTAGTAATGTCTTTCCAATACCATTCGTCAATGTCTGTGCTCCCAAAGAAAAATCCTGCCTGCGGTGGGAATAGGCTAGGGTCTTTAGTTTCTAGTGAGTGCTTACATAGAGCAAGCAGTTCTATTAGTTTATCTTGTGAGACATAGTAACTGTCGCAGTCATCAATACCATTCTGAACATTCTTTACGAACCAAGCGTGTATCTGATTAGCCTTGCGCCAATAGGCACAAGTAACTTCTACGCTTGCTCCATAGATATCTGTTGCGACATTAGATAACTGTGTTAGTTCCATTAGGTCATTAAACTTAGGATATACGGCTTCAGGTGAGTTGTAAGATAACTCGTCATTGGCCTGTAGTGCTTGCCAATTTATTTTTTCTAAGTGCTTCTTAGCACTAAGATACATATCTAATCCCATTGGGGCTTCCTTCTTTCTGTTTGTTTCTTTTAATTATACTATGAGGGTCTGACAAATTGAGTGATAGGGGTAGGCACCTAGGTTAGTTTGAAACCCACCCCTATCACGATCCCCAGGGGACGCTTGCTATAAATAGCGTGGAACTCAGGGGATAATGAGTGGGGCTTTTACACCCCACCCAATTATCTAGTTAGAGATAACGAGCAACTGCGTTGTAAGTAGAAGTATTTACTACTTCCTCATCTGTCATTTTGAGGATACGAATTGCGTTAGACATTTCCTCTTTTTGTTCTGTGTATGAGTGGCGGTGTAGTTGCTCAAAATCACGCTCAGGCTCAGCAGGGAAATCCTTTTCTGAACCTACAATGTCAAAATCAACATTGAGTGTCTTGTTCCAAGAGCGATAGTTGGTTCTGATGTTCTCAGCCTTTGAGAAATGAGCGATAGCGTAGTCTGCTAACTCTTTCTGCCAAGCCTTGTAAGCATCTTGATACTTTGCTTCGTTTTCGTCTTGTGTTTTGTAGTTAGCCTCTAGTTCTGCTAACTTTGTTTCTAGTGCGTTGATAACCTTCTGTGTAGGTATCTTTACGCTAATTGCTTTTCCTCTTGCCATTGTGTTTATTTCCTTTTCTGTTGTGGGTTAGTTTCTATTATAGAGTGAGGGTCTGACATTGTGGTGAGCAGTTTAGACACTTACTCAGGTGCTTCGCAATTTATCGTTATGCGAGAACGATTATTTGGCTGTCCAAGTTGTCCAGCGTGTGTTGCCATTTACATCTAACTTCACACGAACTGCGTCACCTGTCTTGTTTGGTGCGATTTCCAAGATTGTGCCTGTCACCTTTGACTTTTGTGAAGTGTAGAGGTCGCCTACCTTGTATGTTGCGTTTGATACTGCCATTTTGTTTCTCCTTTTGTTAGTTGATAATCCAAGTATAACATTTCCTACTGACAAATACAAATTATGCCAGAAAAATCTCACATCTTGGACTAGGTTGGTTTTTTTGTTCATAAGATAATTGTAGCAGAAAAATACCAGAAATACAAATCAAGCCCAGAAATCTGGGTGTGAGAAACATCACATCGTAAAGCCTGCGTGTCGGCTTGACAAATGGGGGGTGGGCGGGACGTCCCGTTTTTTCAAGGGGGGGGGGTCAGCCACTACCACCTAAAATAGAAATCATTACTATTAGTATCATTAGAAAATAAAACCACGCACTCATTTATTTTTTACTCGCACTGAATATGATATCACTCTTAGAGTATACACAAAGTGAACAAGAAACGCAAGCGCTACCCTTAGTTGATATAAGTGGAATTTGTTTATTATTCTCAGGACACTTAGCAGCAGGACGGCCAGTCATTTCTTTTACATCGGATTGACCAATAGCAAAATTCTTAGCAAGGTACGCCATTCGAACACCACTATTAATTTTTAGATCAACGGCAGTTTTAACATTCTCGCTATCTGCAGAGAAATACAATGATAGATTAGACACATCCTTAAGGATAAGTGCAGCAGATTTTACGCGGGTATAAACCCAGAATTGAATATCAGTATTGTTAGTGATTACATTCTTCCACGCATTAGTGTAGGTATCATTAAAGAAATCTCCGTCCCAGTGGATACGGAATAGCATAGGTGCGTTTTTCTTTACACAGTCCGCTTTGAAATCATTTATCATATCAGTTAACAATGTCTCCATAGTTAATTGATTAGCGTCTTTTAGCAGGTCCCAATTGTGTAAGAGGTTAGCCTTTACACCCTTGAAGAGTTTTTCGAGTTTTCCTGCGTAGCAAACCGACTCACACACA